TTATTCAACAACAGGCTTTTCCGCCCATTGTACAGTTTTGACATCAAATGAGTGCTCGCTTATAGATTTTGTATAAAATTGGCTTATATAATCTATGGGTTTTATTTTTACATTATTGATATAAACAGAAATATCTTTATGCGCGAGCATTAACCAAGACACATCATTTTGGACGTAAGGAACAACGTCCTGCTCAAAAGCATCAATTCCAATAGAAATAGGATCGAACGTTACAAGTGTTCCACTAGTATTTTTTGTTGATTTCTTCGGTTGAGAAACGACATATTCATTGACATGGCTAGACATTAACTCGATTGTAAATTCTTCGCCATCAATAGTATACGTGTTCCAACGAGCTCTATCCGCAAATTTCACAAAAGAAAAACGACCTTTACCTTTTCTACCCCTGGTTACAGGCGTCCTTAACGTTTTCTTTTGAGAGTCCAGAAATCTATCAAATGTTTTATCGAGATCTGCATACTTAATTCCTGCACCATCATCGAAAATCGATATCTCTGATAACCCACTCATCCCATTAGGTGTGGCATTTATATAGATATTCTTAGCACCTGCATCAAAGGCGTTCCAGACATATTCGCAAAGTGCCTTGTTAGGAGCCAAGTTCTCTAACTGACTTAATACGCTCTGCCCAGTGTTCGTTGTTTTTCTTTTGATTCCACTCATTGCTGTCGTCCCCTTGAAATCCCTTACAAAGTCGTGCCCTGCAAAACCAAATACTATAATCCATCAAACATAATCAACAAAGTGACAAAAATCGCACCACACCGCACCCACCTGTGAGTTCTGGATCACAAAATTTTTTCAGTTTTGAGTTTTTACGGACGGTATCGCCAGCCCGCGCCACTGCCGAGTTAGCGTGCTAAAAACCAGAATGAAAAAATTGAAAGGAATTTTACTGGTTGTCATTTCTTAGGCCTCCTGCCGGCTTTTTAAGCAGGAACAGGAACAGGAACAGACATATAGTAAATCAAAGCGATACGGAAACTAATGTCCCAAATATGTCTCATGGATGAAATGAAGAGGAAAGACCAGAGGTTAAGTGCTTGATTTAAGTGGTGCGATAATAGGAGTCGAACCTACGACCTTCGCATTACGAATATGTAGCACCAATCATAACTATCTGTTTTAGCAAGCATTAACCGCATTCACTAAGCTATAGTTGATGGCACAAACAGAAAGTTGATGCATGATGTTGTCATGTGTATGTCACAAATACGGCACAACGATCTTCAAACATGTAGACACACATCAACAGAAGAGCACAAAGCCTTGCAAACCAGTGCAACGCTTTGTGTACCATAGTTTTTCCTTATCAACTACCGCAAGTATCGATCGATGGAGGCTTGGATGTTAAATTTCATGACTTTGATCACTTGGTGCATCACGAAACTATCGAAGTGCAACTCGCACATGCCAACGGAGGATCTGTGCGTGGAATTTACAACCATGCTCAGTATCTCGATAAACGCAGAGAAATGATGCAATGGTGGGCGGACTGGCTTGATGAAAAGGTGGAGTGATCCACCTTAACTAGCTAAGAACACAAAGCTTAGAAAGCCAGTGCAAATCCTTGTGTGCCAGAGCTTTTCTCATCAACCACAGCAAGTCATCGATCGATTGAGACTTGGATGATAGACTTCATGCCTTTGATTATTAGCTGATAGAAGAAATGTTAAAGCTATTTGCAAAGTACACCTCGATTGGTGTGCTGAACACCCTTATACACTGGGTGGTTTTTGGTGTTTGTATCTATGCCGCGCATACAAACCAAGCTCTTGCAAACTTCGCAGGTTTCGTTGTGGCTGTGAGTTTTAGCTTCTTCGCGAATGCAAAATTCACATTCAAGGCATCGACTACAACGATGCGTTACTTGTTATACGTGGGATTCATGGGAACATTGAGTGTTGTCGTCGGGTGGGCTGCTGATAGATGCGCCCTTCCCCCGATGGTCACCCTTATCACTTTCTCCGCCATCAGCCTGGTGTGCGGTTTCGTCTATTCAAAGTTCATTGTCTTTAGGGATGCGAAATGAAGATATCTCTTGTAGTTCCTGTCTTCAATGAAGAAGAAGCGATACCAATTTTTTATAAAACGGTACGAGAATTCGAAGAGTTGAAGCCATATGAAGTGGAAATTGTTTTCATAAATGACGGCAGCAAAGACGCTACGGAGTCAATTATTAATGCTCTGGCTGTTTCAGATCCTCTAGTTGTTCCGCTGTCATTTACACGAAACTTTGGTAAAGAACCAGCATTATTCGCAGGGTTAGACCATGCAACAGGCGATGCCGTGATTCCTATTGATGTTGATCTGCAGGACCCGATTGAGGTTATCCCTCATCTTATTGAAAAGTGGCAGGCAGGTGCTGATATGGTGCTTGCTAAACGTTCAGACCGTTCTACTGATAGTCGGCTTAAACGTAAATCTGCTGAATGGTTTTATAAGCTGCATAATAAAATCAGCAACCCTAAGATCGAGGAAAACGTCGGTGACTTCCGTCTGATGTCACGCGAGGTCGTGGAGAACATCAAACTCATGCCGGAACGCAATCTTTTCATGAAGGGTGTGCTGAGTTGGGTTGGTGGTCGCACTGATATCGTTGATTATGCCCGCGCAGAACGTGTTGCTGGCAGTACCAAGTTCAACGGATGGAAGTTGTGGAATCTTGCTCTTGAGGGAATTACGAGCTTCTCGACTTTTCCGCTACGTATGTGGACTTACATCGGCCTTCTCGTCGCTGGCTTAGCATTTACATATGGCGCATGGATGATTCTGGACACTCTGGCGTTTGGAAACCCGGTTAGAGGTTATCCATCCCTGCTAGTATCTATACTTTTCCTTGGTGGTATCCAACTCATTGGTATTGGTGTTCTTGGTGAGTACATTGGACGAATTTATATTGAAACAAAGCAAAGGCCGAAATATCTTTTAAAGAGTTCTAAAAATGAAAAATAACATTAAGATTTACTTATTTATCACATTCTTACTTGCGCTCCCAATTATAATTGCAAATGTTTACTACAGCGATGATATGAGCAGAGCAATGAGCGGCGTAACTTATTGGGGAATTGATGGTAGACCATTATCAGATAGATTAATGATTATTCTTAATTTTAACAATCATCTAACTGACTTGGCTCCATTGCCTCTAATAATAGCATGTTTGCTATTGTCTATTTCATTTTATCTATTTCACATTAAATTATTTAATTCAGATAATCATTATCTTTTTTTACCGTTGTCATTTTTATTAAGTCCATTTATAATCGAACCTCTATCATACAGGTTTGATAGCTTAACCATCTCAGCTTCGATATTTTTTGCATTTGCATTTATTTGTCTAAACTATAAAAACACGGTAATTTCATTTATTTTACATTCTAGCTTTATAGTTATCTTATTTTCATTTTACCAAGCATCTATTAATATAGTTTTTATATTAATCTCTATAGAAATGTTTATTAACATAAAGAATAATAAAGAGCCAACACACATAATAAAGTCAATTGCATTTCGAATTATCGAAGTATTGGTTGGCGCTGTTATCTATATGAGGGTTGTACTGCCGTTAACTCATGTTAATGACAATAGTCAAAATCACCCAGGAGTTGCCACAAATATTATAGATGTAATTCATAAGAACTTTATTGCGTATTATGATTTCTACACTAGAAATATAATCCCTGAGCATGGGAGTGAATTATTAATTGGTAGTTTTATTGTATCATTTGCATTTGCCATTAAATTGGTTTTTGTTTACATTAAAAAACACAAGTGTAATGCTGCTGTTTTTTTATCTTTGATGGCAGTGTTATCATTACCTTTGACTTTTATATCATCAATGATTTCATTACTTCTCCTTGAAAACACTCTAACAACTTTTGCAAGGGTTTATATTGGGTTTAATGGTCTTTTTTTATTCATCTTCACCCTTTTATATTTGGGAATAAATAACACAAGAATTGTCAACGGTATATTTTTAATATTCCTTTTTTATATAATTACTCTTTTTTATTCATATGGAAATGCTTTGCGAGCACAAGATGATAAAAATAAATACATTGCTGAAATTATTGGGCTAGCGTTAAAAAACATACCCGAAAATAGTGTTAATGTTATGTTTAATGGTAGTTCACCAAAATCCCCTATACTACTTAATTCAGAATTAAATTATCCACTATTCAAAACAATAGTACTCGACTACTTCTATAACTGGTATGGCTCTCATGTATACCTCAAGATTAGAGGAGTAAATCAAAATTATCCTGATTTTTCCAGTAAAGAAGTATCTATGTTCATGAAGGACTATTGTAAATCAACACTAATTTATTCATCTAATGATATTAAAATTTATCGTGATAATGAGAATGTAATGGTGAGTTTTGATGATTCTTTATGTAAATAAACACCACAATTAAGCAAAAGACCATCTCCTAAAGATATGGTCTTTTGCAGAAACAATTAAAGCCGTTGAATATAAAAATTAACGGCTTTCTTATAGCTAAATTAGTTTAACATCTACATTTCCTGCCGTTATCGGATCTTCAAGAACAGATGCTATGAATCTTACGACTGTGACAGCGCCAGTGCCACCATAAACATATCCTTGAATTAGGTTTGGTGTTGTAGAAGAATCTCGACGAAAGTTAGATGAATTTACTGTTATGTACAAATTAAATGAATTTGTGCCATTGTTCTCAAACCTAAATATTGGCAAAGAAATTGGTGGATTTGCTGGGACAACCTGAAATTGACATCCATTTATCACCATTGTACCGTCATAAATAGATGGCGAAGCTTGGACTACTGCTATTCTTTCCCCCTTTACATTCTCACTTCCACAACTATTCATTGTTATTCCATGAGGGTTATTGAAAAGATAAGCTCTTGATATTGTCTCAGTAGTACCAGACATAGGAAATATAGAATCAGCAGTACAACAATTTAGTGTTGTGTACTGTTGAGCGTCAATTTCAAAACCAATTTGATAATTAACAACTCCCACCTGGTCTAGAAGATTACTTGTTCCAGAAAGGTTATATATACCATCCCTCACTTTACCTAAATAAAAACCAGTAAACTGCCCAATAGCCAAACCTAAAAAACCGCACCGTTCAAATATATTTGAGAAGCAATCTTCACCCCAAAAACCATAATACCCACATTCTACACGCAAGTCTCTTAACAAACTTGAAGCCATGTAAGGAGAGTATATTCCATATGTTGGTTGATTATTTCTATCTATAATTTCATGACGTCTTAAAGTAACACCTTGTATCTCTACGCCTGTAGCATAGTTATCACTCTCAACACCATCTACAACGAATTTTTTTGGAAGAATAATCAGCAGTGCATCCACTGAGACTCCAGAAATTATGGTGTTCGCGTTATTTGTTGTTTTAGAGATAATCGTCTTATTTTGACCTTGACCTATGATTCCAGACCATGACTTTACAACAGGACTTTCGGAGGTTAGATATTCACCTGACATAAAATGAATAGGGGTATTATTATCATATCCATATGATAAAGCCTTTGATATTGCAGAGGCGTTGTCAAAATCATTTATCGGTTTTGCTCCAAAATACTCTACCCATATCTCACCATCAACAACCCTCCTCCAAGCAAATTTACCTGAACTTGGAACAATAACAATCCCTCCATCATCGGCAATCTGTGATGTGCTATTGTCGAAAGACTGGAAGTAACCACCGCCATAATGTTTTTCAGTTGCTGTAGCACTTGCTGCTGAAGCTACATAGACAATTTCTCCAGCAACTAATGGTATTGAATCCCTCAGCGCATCTAAATTGAGAAAGTTGCCTATGTGGCGAAAGCCATCATCAGCAGCCAAGTCACTTCTCAACGTATCTATTTTATGGGCATTATTGTCAAGAGCATCTTTGACAGTTTCATCTCCATAACCAACCAGAGATGCGCCATCAGGGCCAGAAAGCTCAGCCCTTAACTGATCTGGAGAATATTTCAGTAGATCAGGATAATAGAATTGTTGTGCGCCATACGCATCATATACAGCCATGGAGTGATTCTGTACAGTTACGAACTTGGTAATCTGTCCGTTATATACGGGGTAACCAGCAGCATTAATGATGATTGGTTGCGAAACAGGAACGTGAGAACCGTCTTCGTTCTCTATATAAACCTGAATCTGGTTTTCAGGATTTACCGGGTCAGTGTCAATTTTACCGATATAAATTTTGCCATTGGCTACAGCTTTAAAAGAACGAGCCATAGTGAAGAGTTGAGAAGGCATGCTTACCACAACATTTGCGGTGATATCTGACATTTCATTGCTCCAGACGAATGATATGATGCAACCATGATTTGATTGCATACCGAAATGGTACTATTGAGTATTTATCCAGTAGGTTACGATGCCATTCCACCCAACTGGTGAGGCATCAAGGATGTACAGCAAATACGACGAGGCGCAGTTTCACTTGAGACTTCCGCATGAACTCCACGCGAAAATTAAACAGCGTGCGAAGATGAATAACAGATCGCTGAACTCAGAGATAATTGCAGCGATTGAAGAATCATTGACTAAACAAAGCTCTGCATCCGTTTACATTGACGATGCAGAGCGTATGGCAGAGCAACAATCTGATATGGTTAAGAAAATGGTTTTTGAAACGCTTAAGACCATGTATAGCAATAATAAAAAGGAAACATAGAAATCTAGTTTCCGGCTAAAATGGCATTGCCTTCATGATATCCTGTGAAAAACTAAGGAGAGTTAACCATATGAAAAAATCACTGTTAATTATCCCGCTTCTGCTGGTTGGATGCGCAAAAGTAAGTGACTATCAAGCAAGTTGCGAACAACGCTATCAAAAGCTTAGCGATATGGCTAATTGCCTTGATGCCAGTGTGAAGAACGACTCACGCATGGCATCAGCACCAACACCTAAGCTGTATGTCCTTGCTGCAAAGATGCTCGGGCAAGGCGTCGATGAAGGCAAGATAAGTGACGCACAGGCAAGACTTGAGCTTCAGAATCTTTATGTTCAATTACAAAGCCAAGAACAAGCCCAACAAATAGCACAAAGCCAAGCATTCCAGCAGGCTTTATTGAATTATCAGGCTGTAAACACAATGCAAGCGATCGAGCAAAAAGCGCGCCAGCCTGTTATAACTCAACCTTACCCAACACGCGTTGACACATATACAAACTGCAATTCAGGATTTGGAAACACGGTAACATGCAACAGTAGCAGTAGCATCAGATAACAATCAGCAAAGGTAACTTAAGTTGGCGGATGATTTGCTGAACGTCTTTTCGGTATTTCTGGCCTTTATCGCTGATGTAGTATTGGCTTCCCCGTCTTCGCCAGTAGGTATTCACCGACGGCGGGTATGGAAGCACAAACTGATATTCGTTCATGACTTAATCTTCCCCTCCTTCAGCAGTATCGCCTGCGTCCTGATCACGCCTTCAAGGTGGTAAAGTCTGGCGTCTTTGTTGTCGAGATTATGGGTGCGTCGGTCGATTTCATCGTGACACGCGCTACAAGCCCATGCACCGATCAGGTCGTCAGGCTTCATTCCCGTTCCGCAAATTCCAGCCATCCGGTAATGTGCCAGAACTGTAGTTTCAGGATTACCATTGCATACGCCGTAAATACGTACCTGGCATTCTCTTCCGCGTGCTTCTTTGCGTAGGTTAGCCATTATGGTTCGCTCCAGTAATTCTCAATTGCAGCAGCCATTCTCTGCATCCACTCTGCCAGCTTTAACGCGGCTTCTCTTTCAGAACCACATTTAGGGAAATCCTTCATTTCCATGCTGGCCTTATATGTTCTGAATGCCAGGTCTCCGGTAATAACCAACTCCTGATCAAGCACCGAGCGTTTATTCCGGTGTTGAACGTAATAGACAGATTCAGTCCGCATTTCTTCTCTGTCTTTTTTGAAGGAAATAAGCTCAGAGAAATCACTCATCGTCTTCTTCCTCGTACATTGAGCTATTCGGATCGCTCATCAGTTCTGCGCAGCAGTGCTCACACACGTGAACTTCCAGCACATGCAGCTTCTGACCGCAGTTAGCGCACGTTAATTCCCGCTCGACGCTTTCTTTCTGGTATTGAAGGGATTGGGATGGGCTAAGCATTATTGGCGTCCTGAATCATGAGAAAGACAATCATGGCGGCGCGGAGGGAATTTTCATGTATAGCTCGCTTAGATTTACAGTCGGCCATAGCAACACACGGGCCGCAGCTGATATCTACTTCCAACTGGTCGAGGAGTGCGAAATTCCTGCTGGCGGTTCTCTGGTCGAGTACGTTGACGATATGCGCGAGAAGCTGGAATCCGCAGAGAAGCGCATAGCAGAACTGGAGGATCGGGAAATACTGCTCCCGGACTTCATCGAACAGATTTTCACGATGATTACCAAACGGTAATGGCATACAAAGTTTCTGAAGTCATCGATGCAATCCGCGCCGCTGGCATTCGCATCAAAGGAGAGTGAGATGATTCACTACCACGGTGGGCCTATTACTCCTGATACGTGCGCAATGAGAGCATGGAAAGGGCGACATGCGTTTATCAGTTTTGCGCATTCAGGCCAGATCAATCTCGCGGCTGAATACTGTCAGTCGTTCGCGCTGGACAACGGTGCATTCACCGCCTGGAAAGCAGCTGGCAAAAACAAAATCGACTGGAGCGATTACTACGAGTTTGTTGCTCGCTGGAAGAATCACCCAGGATTCGATTTTGCCATTATCCCGGATGTTATTGATGGCGGAGAGGAGGAAAATGATGCGCTTCTGAATGAGTGGCCTCACGGAAAACTAGCTGGCGTTCCAGTGTGGCACATGAATGAAAGTGACGAGCGATTTATTCATTTGTGCAATGAGTTTCCGCGAGTGGCTATCGGTAGTTGTGGCGACTATGACGTAAAGCGCCCAACTCTTGCGGTAGCCAGAATGAAAGACCTGATTCGTCACATTGTTGATGAGCATGGTCAGCCGGTTACGAAACTACATGGATTGCGCATGTTAAATCCGCTGATATTCACAAAATTACCCTTAGCCAGCGCAGATAGTACGAACGTCGCTCGAAACATCGGTATTGATAAAGCCTGGTCTGGGGCTTATGCACCTGCAAGTAAAGAGACACGCGCAGCATTAATGGTAGAACGGATTGAGGCACACAATAGCCCTGGTTCTCTTGCGTATTGTGAACAACGCGACCGTTTTGAAATGCAATTGCAACTAGCAGTTTAAGGACTAACAAATGACCACTATTACCAAAGAGCGACTGCTGACAATCAAGCAGTGGCGCGAAACATACGGACCTGATAGCAACGTTGTACTGCCAGCAGAAGAAGCGGAAGAACTGGCACGAATTGCACTGGCCTCGCTTGAGGCAAAACCAATAGGTGCATTCCACATTGCAGAACAGCAAGTTGACGGCACAAGTGACTACCTCAAGGATGGAGAATGGCCTATTGATAATGGAATTATTGAGGTCTACGCCGCCCCACCCATTCCAGTAGTACCTGAAGAAAAACCAATGCCTAACCCTCTTAAAATGTACGCGGTCGATGCTGTTGCCGCTATTGCAGAGGTGAGAGGCTGGAACGCCTGTCGTGCCGCTATGCTTCAGAGTCAAGGTAATTGCATTAAGGATGATTGGATAAGCTGTAGTGAGCAGATGCCTGTAATCGGCGAGCTAAATTGGAGAACTAGTTTTCCTTTGCTGATTACGTGTGAGATCGGCGTTATACCAGCTTATTACGGCTTTGTGAGCGTTAATGGGGATAGGCATTATGGCTTTATGGAGAGTCTTAAATACGGAGACGATAGCGGCGGCCATCCTCAAACTAATGAATATGGTCTGATTAGCAATGTAACCCACTGGATGCCGCTACCAGAGCCTCCACTTTGAAAGCGAAGCTTATACATATCTTTTACATCAGCAATCTATTGTTAATCTCCAATCAATGTTACGTTGTCATCTCACTCATGCTTTGGAGGTAGTGATATGTCTTGTCCAAAATGCGGTTCTGGAAATATTGCAAAAGAAAAAACAATGCGTGGATGGTCTGGTGATTATGTGTGCTGCGATTGCGGATACAACGACTCTAAAGACGCATTTGGAGAGCGTGGTAAAAACGAGTTTGTCAAAATTAATAAAGAACGCGAAGGCAATGAAAAAAGCTAATTTATTTATTCATATATGAAAACAATGTAACCAATATTCGAATTGAAGAACTGAAAGAACGCCAAGCCGCCTGATGGCGGTTTTTTATTTGGGGTAGTAGATGGCTGCAATTCACATTGTATCAATAACATGCAATGCAATTCAGATAGTTGCTTGCATTATCTTTGTTTTCTCAATCCTTCGCTCCCGACGATATTCTCCAGCAATTAACCGACATCCTGCACAGGTTGAAGCCGTCAGGATGGCTATAGAGTTACGAAATGAGATGAATAAGGCATTAATGGAGATAGAGAAACCATTCACTGACAAACATTAAGAGTGGAAATAAAGAAATCACACCTCCTCACACTCGATGAGGCATTTTCATTTATCAAGATATCCAGACCTACCGCAATAATACCAATTCAATAAATGGAGATTCCAAGTGGAAGAAGAAATCTTCACTCGTGAAGAGGCAGCATCGTATCTGAAGGTAGACAAAGGCACTATCACGCAGTGGATACGAAGTGGACGACTTCAGGCCACAAAGATAAATCCAGATAAACCTAAAAGCCCATATCGCATTTGCAAGTCAGACTGCATTGCGGCGCTTAAGTCTGTAAGACACAATAGCGCGGTGAATGCGGTTGATGTGCAGGAGGTTAAAGCATGTCAATCAAACTACGCGGTGGCACGTGGCACTGCGATTTCGTCGCGCCAGATGGATCAAGAGTTAGACGCTCTCTTGAAACATCGGACAAAAGGCAAGCGCAAGAACTTCACGATCGTCTGAAAGCAGAAGCGTGGAGAGTAAAAAATCTCGGGGAATCGCCGAAAAAGCTATTCAAGGAAGCCTGCATACGGTGGCTGCGTGAGAAATCGGATAAGAAGTCCATTGATGATGACAAGAGCATTATATCGTTCTGGATGTTGCACTTCAGAGAAACCATTCTCTCTGACATAACAACAGAAAAAATAATGGAGGCGGTAGACGGGATGGAAAACCGCCGCCATCGCCTGAACTGGGAAATGAGCCGGGACAGGTGTTTGCGGCTTGGCAAGCCAGTGCCGGAGTATAAACCAAAGCTGGCAAGCAAAGGAACGAAGACGCGGCATCTGGCAATACTTCGCGCTATTCTCAATATGGCTGTTGAATGGGGATGGCTTGACAGGGCGCCCAAAATATCAACACCACGCGTTAAGAATGGACGAATCAGATGGCTTACAGAGGAGGAGTCGAAGCGCCTGTTTGCAGAAATTGCTCCTCATTTCTTCCCTGTGGTCATGTTTGCAATCACGACAGGCCTTCGCCGTTCCAACGTTACAGACCTTGAGTGGTCACAGGTCGATCTGGATAAGAAAATGGCATGGATGCACCCTGATGAAACAAAAGCTGGCAATGCGATCGGAGTTCCTCTTAACGAAACCGCATGCCAGATATTAAGAAAACAGCAGGGTCTCCATAAGAGATGGGTGTTTGTCCACACCAAACCTGCCTACCGAAGCGACGGAACAAAAACAGCAGCGGTAAGGAAGATGAGAACCGACAGCAACAAGGCATGGAAGGGAGCGTTAAAGCGGGCAGGCATTAGCAACTTCCGCTTCCATGACCTGAGGCATACTTGGGCAAGCTGGCTGGTTCAGTCCGGTGTCTCTCTTCTTGCACTTAAAGAGATGGGAGGATGGGAAACTCTCGAAATGGTTCAAAGATACGCCCACCTTTCAGCCGGGCATCTCACCGAGCACGCGAGCAAAATCGATGCGATTATAAGTCGCAATGGCACAAATACGGCACAAGAGGAGAACGTGATTTACTTAAATACTAGGTAA